AGTCTGGAAACTTTAGATCAACTAAGTCAGGAGCGGGAATGACTTCTAAAGGTGTCAAAGCTTATAGACGAGCTAATCCAGGATCTAAATTAAAAACAGCAGTAACAGGTAAAGTTAAAAAAGGATCAAAGGCTGCAAAACGTAGAAAAAGTTATTGCGCAAGATCAGCAGGCCAATTAAAAAGAAGCTCTGCTAAAACAAGGAACGATCCTAATTCTAGAATCAGACAAGCTAGAAGAAGATGGAAGTGCTAATTGTCATATCTTAACGCAAACATACCAACAACATATGCACAAATAAGAAGGGAATATTTATATGATTGTAAAAAACATCACGGAGAAGTTGAAGATTGTATTATCTTCGGTATTACTAGCATGGGCGGCCGTGCTATATTATTTCATGCTATTATGGGTAACGGTGCAATATTTTATCGCCTGCCTATTAGTGCATTTATTCAAACAGGATTTGAATCCAAAGACGTTCCCACAAGACGACTTGATGAATTGGAGCTTTGGAATTGTTTTAGTTATTACCCTACTGTCACTCACTATGCTATTTTAAGTTCAGCTTCAGGATATTACTTTGGTAAAGATAAAAAGAAACATCACGGTCGTTATATGTTTACAGTAGATTGGGGACATCCTGATTCTAATATGTTAGATACTGATCACTCTGAAATACCACAAGAACATAAGTGCGCACACATTATTGCTTTAGATGATGGCAATTATGCAGCACAACCTAATAATAGATGTATATGGGACTTACCTTCATTTACTGTTAAAAACAATATTCCAGACTGGAAAGTACAAACAAATGAATGGAATGTAGAGGATAGTGGTAAATGGAAAACCGAAGATACTGATAATTTCTTCTACGAAATCGAAGAAAAGAAATAGAACTGTAATAGTTTTTGTTGTATAATGTTTTCCTAAAAAAAGGAAAATAATATGGAGTGTTTTAGTATGAACTATTATTTTACAGGAATTTTAGTTATTGGATTTATTATATTAACATTATTGGTATCACCTATATGAAGATTAGTGAAAATACATCTGTAAGCATGCCAATGAAAAATATGTTAGCAATTATAGTTGGAGTTGCTATGGGTGTGTTTGCATATACAGAAGCTACATCTAGATTAACAAGTTTAGAGACATCAAGAGAATTATTTCAAGCAGACTTATTAAAGAAATCTGAACAACTACCTACAGACCAGGAACAGTTTATGTTGATAGAAAATTTATACAAAGTCACAGAAAAATTAGAACTAACTCAAGAACAAAATATGACCAACAAAGTTAACATAGAATTTTTAAGAGATCAATTAGATAAAGCACTAATAGATGTAGAAAAATTAAAAGATAAAGTTAGACAAAACGGTAATGGTAGTCATGATTGAGATAGTTGTTGCATTGTTGATGATTGTTAATGGGGAAATTAAAGAACATAGAATACAACCAGCAATGTCAGATTGTTTAAAAGGTAAAAGAGTTGCTATGCGTGGTAATAACTCTAAAAGTGTAGAATATCAATGTATCAAATCAAAGGCAGAAACAGAAATTTATTTAGGTGAAAAATCAATTAAAAAACTTATATTAGAATAAAAGACTTTCAAAATCAATATTTTTGTTTTATATCTACTATTAGGAAAGTATGGTATGAACCAGGAGGTATTATGATATGTTAAAAACTATGAAAAAGAAAAAGAAAATGAAACAAGGTTTCAATGCAAGAAAAGATGAATCAATGGGCATGAAAAGTGGTAAAGAATCATCTAAAAAAATGTCTATGGCTTCAAGAAGAAAAGTAGCTAAGGCTACACGTAAACCAAAAGGTACTTACGGCTTTAAAAAATAAGTGATTAATAGAGGAGGCTTTAGTAATACAATGACAAAATCTAAAAAAAAACCAGGACTTTGGGCTAATATTAATGCTCGTAAAAAATCTGGCACATCAAGATCAAAAAAGAAATCTACTATAAGTGCTAAAGCTTACTCTAATATGAAAGCTGGTTTCCCTAAAAAGAAAAAAAAGAAAAGAGCATAATGGAAGTTGAACTAGATAAAAAAAAATTACAATTCACTAATGATGATGGTGAAAAAGTTAATGTTGATATAGATCAAGATCAAACTGAAAAAGATGAGGAAGTATTTGAAAGTAATCACTATTCTAATTTAGCAGAAGAATTAGAAGATAAAGAAGTTGCTTTAATTGGTAAAGATTTAGTAAGAGCTTATGAAGATGATAAAAGCTCTAGAAAAAATTGGGAAGATCAATATTCAAAAGGTTTAAGAATGTTAGGTGTAGTTGTCGAAGATAGACAAGATCCTTTTCCAGGAGCTTCAGGTGTTCACCACCCTTTACTTGCAGAAGCAGCAACACAGTTCCAAGCTAGAGCTATTGCAGAAGTTTTTCCTCCAGGAGGTCCTGTTAAGACACAAGTTATAGGAAAAGTTACAGATAAAAAATTAGAACAATCTCAAAGAGTTCAAGACTTTATGAACTTTCAACTTACACAAGAAATACCTGATTATTTTAATGAATTAGATCAAATGTTATTTTATTTAGCTCTTGCAGGAAGTGCTTTTAAAAAAGTTTATTTTGATAATACTTTAGATAGGATTTGTTCTAAATTTGTACCAGCAGAAGAGTTTGTAATTTCTATGGAAAATACAGATTTAGAAACTGCAGAAAGATATACTCAAGTAATGAAATTAACTAGAAATGATATTAGAAAATATCAAGTGTCTGGTGTTTATAAAGATATTCCTTTAAATAATGCAGAATCAACTCCAGGTGCTAATGATGGAGATATGGTTGAACAAACTTTACAAAGATTAGAAGGAATGTCTCCAAGTATGGCAGATAAAATACATACAGTATTAGAAGTTCATACTAATTTAGATATAGGTGAAGATAAGTATGAAGTAGCTTTACCTTATATTGTTACAATAGATTTAGATTCACAAAAAGTTTTAGCTATTAGAAGAAATTGGAAAGAAGATGATTCATTAAGAAGAAAGAGAACTTATTTTATACATTATAAATATCTTCCTGGCTTAGGCTTTTATGGCTTTGGCCTTATTCAAATGATCGGCGGACTACAACACGCAAGTACTGGTGCTCTTAGAGCACTACTTGATTCTGCTGCCTTTGCTAACCTCAATGGAGGCTTTAGAGCTAAAGGAGCAAGAATAGAAGGTGGAGATATTACTGTCTCTCCTGGTGAGTGGGTTGAAGTTGAAGCATATGGTGATGATCTTAGAAAAAGTTTTATCCCTCTTCCTTTTAAGGAACCTTCACCGACATTACTTCAACTACTTGGAGTATTAACTGAGTCAGGGAGACGTTTTGCTTCTATTGCAGATGCAATGATTGGTGATTCAGCTGGATCAGGTCCAGTTGGAACTACTATTGCTTTAATAGAACAAGGTTCTAAAGTATATTCAGCTATTCATAAAAGAATACATCAAGCTCAAGGTAGAGAATTTAAATTAATCTATGAATTAAATGGAGAATATTTAGATGATGAATATTCTTTTGAAGTAATTGGAGAAAACAAAAAGATTAGAAGAAAAGATTTTACTGCATCTATTAGTGTAGTTCCAGTATCTGATCCTAATATTTTTTCTCAAGCTCAAAGAATAGCTTTAGCTCAAACAGGTTTACAATTAGCACAAGCTTCACCTGAAATAATTAATGTTAAAGAAGCAACAAGAAGATTTTTACAAGCTCTTAATATACCTGATTATATGGATCTGATGATAGAAGATGAAGATACACCTAGACGTGATCCAGTATCAGAAAATATGGCAGTACTTAATAGTAAACCAATTCAAGTGTTTGAAGATCAAGATCATCAAGCTCATATAACAGTTCACTCTCAATTTATGAATGATCCTAGATTTGGTGGAAACCCTGAAGCTAAAGAAAGACTATATCCACAAATGTTAGCTCATATGGGTCAACACATGGCTTATTTATATCAACAACAAATGCAAGCTTCTGTTCCTGAAGGTAATCCTATTTCTTCTGGAGATTTTAATAGAGAACTAAATGATGAAGAATCAAAAGAGATAGGTATAGAAGAAGAAAATAGAATAGCAGCTGCTGCAGCACAAGCAGCTCAACAATTAATGGGATCTATGCCACCTTCTGAAGAACAACAAAAAGAATCAAGAGAAGCACAAAAAGATCAAGCTCAACTTCAATTAAAAGGTGAAGAACTACAAATAAGAAAAGCTAGATTTATGCAAGGTGTTAAAGAAAGTGAAAAACAAAATGCTAGAAAAGATACAGAGACAAAAGCTAAGGTAGTAGAGATTGCAAGTAAAGTTGCAAGGGAAGATAAGAAAAGAGATTAATGAGAGATAATAAAATATTAATTAATTTTCAAAAAAGTCTTCAAAGAAAATATAAAGAAAT